GGTATCCATTGATGATATTAAAGAGATATGTGCCAAGACTCTTGGTGTAAGTGTTGCAGAAATTGAAAGTAGGAAACGCACACAGGATGTGGCGTTAGCACGTCAATGTGCAATCTTTTTTAGTCGTAAACAAGGATATAAGGTTGAAGAGCTGGGCAAGGTCTTCGATCGGAATCATAGCAACATATCCCACACTGTTAATAAGATCCATGATTTGCTTGAATACGACAGGGAGATGGCAGCCAAGATTAACCTGGTGGGAAGAAATATAAATGGGCAAAATTAATTCTCGCTCTAAAGGCGCTCGATACGAGAGAGAATTGGCACGTTACTTATCCGAAAATGGATATCCAGATTCACGGAGAGGACAGCAGTTTTCTGGTGGATCGGGTAGCCCGGATGTGGTGAGTGATTTCCCATTTCATATCGAGGCCAAGCATGTCCAGGCATTGAACTTATACAGTGCTATGACACAGAGCATACGAGATGCAGGTGATAAACCACCATGCGTCATTCACAGAAAGAATAATACGGAGAGCATGTTTACATGTAGGTTAAGTGATCTAGTAGCTCTCCTTAATAAACAACAATGGAAGGAACTATAAAATGAGTTTTGCAGAAACAGATAATAATTATATAAATTACAATAATATTACGTATATTTCTTATCCCAAAAAAGATGGGATGGCTTGCATACACTTTATTGGTGGCGAGACAATAGATGCCACATTTAAAGAAGTTGAAGAGATCATATATGATGCTGATAATGAGTCTATTAGATCTCTTCGCAAAGCGTTAGAAGGACGATTGGATGATGTTATTAGAACTATAGCAGGGCGTGCATGACCGTATTCGACACGAGTCTTGACATAGGCAAGCAACGTGAAGACCAGCTAATTGCGTTCTTCCAATCCTTGGGGCATAAGCCTATACCCATACCGGGCAAGTTCACAGGCTTTGATTTTTTCTTGGCCAACACCAAGGAGGGATACGAAGTGAAGCAAGATTGGAAGGCGCATTACTCTGGCAACTTGGTGGTGGAAATCGAGATGTATGGAAAACCATCCGGGTTGATGGGAACAACCGCAGATTGGTGGATCTTCGACACAAAAACGGAGTTTATATTCATTACTCCACGGAAGTTAAAAGACTTGATTGTATCGTTAAATCCACCCCTGCGTCAATTCACAGGCAAAGGTGATACCCAACCAAAAAAGGCATACTTAATACCTGTGGAAACAATTAAAAAGTACTCATCTCGTACTGTTTCACGGGATCAAATACTACAAATAACTACATAAAAATACACATGAGTTTACTTAATAAAATGATAAATAGAATAATATTTACCGCAATGTTTATCGCTGCAACCTTGACCTGGATGTGGATGATTTTTGCATGGTTGGTAGCAATAATAGGAGGATAAAAATGACAACAGAAAAACAAGATTTACGAGTTAAAATAAACAACGAAACGCATACTTTGCTGGATGCCTACTGCGAGCAGTCAGGTACAACTAAAGGGCAAGTTATTACTGACCTAATTTGGGGCAGTATTCCATCTCGCCTCGCGCACGCGGGGGTATTTCTATCGAAATACCTTAATAATAGTGTATGTATACCCCCTGACATTTCTAAGGTCAAAACCAAGAAGCAAGGAAAGCGATTATTACCATCTGATTTTTCACCTGACAAATCCATAGCAGAAGAAGCAGGCATCGATTACGATGGTGCGCTTGAAGCATTCAAAGATTGGGCAAATGCAGGAGGCAAAAGATATCTCGATTGGGATGCTGGTTTTCGAACTGCTTGCAAGTCATGGTTAAAGGAAAGATTTCCACATCTTCGCAGAGCAAGCACAAGCGTTTCAACTCATGGATTAAATTTCGATGTAACTACCAAACACCCGGATGATTGACTATGAACTAGCAGAACAAGCAGTTATCTCCTCCATGCTGCATGATGAGAGTGGACTTGCAACCGCACAGGCAGGTGAAGCATTAACCAAGGATGACTTCTCTAGCATGGATCGTTCCACGATCTTTGAAACGTGCCTGCGATTATCACCTGCCAATGAGATTGATTTAATCATAGAACATCCAGAGCTAAAAGATGAGATATTGTTTCTTAGCGAGAAGTATGGTGGTGGAAGCATTGAGAGATACATTGAATACCTGATTGATTACAGGAATACACGGGCCGTGGAAACGGCACTTTATCATGCCAATGATGATCTGAAAGCAAGCAAACCAGCAGAAGACATTTCTCAATCCTTTGTTAACCGGGTTGCAAAATCACTTTCTCAACGCAAAGGTGTGGTTGCATGTGGTGCAGCAAGTAAAGAAGCATTTGCAGAATTTCTCGAAGTTGATGCAGGTGGTACGCAAGCAATCCCCACAGGACTGGAAAAGTTGGATACTATTCTTGGAGGTGGATTCAAGAAAGGTAGCTTGTATGTGCTTGCAGCACGTCCAGGAGTAGGTAAGTCAGCATTAGCAATACAAATGACCTATGAAACTGCAAAACGTGGTTTAAGGGCAAGCTATGCAAGCCTTGAGATGTCTGCAAGCGAGTGTGCTGGTAGATTACTTTCCAATGCAAGTGGTGTACGCAAACCTACAGGCAAGGGATTTCTCAATGCAGGGCATAAGCAAAAGTTAGAGACTCAAGTGCAAGCTATGCAAGGTTGGCCTATAACATTCAAAGATGATAACCAAGCCACCATGCAATCAATTGAAGCATTCGTTGCCAAGCAAAGGCTTGAAGGCGAGCTTGGTTTAATCGTAATCGATTACTTGCAACTACTCTCCTCTCCTGGACATGACTCAAGAGTGCAAGAGGTGAGCCACATTTCTCGTTCCTTGAAAGCAATTGCAATGGAGTATGAAGTGCCTGTGCTTGCCCTCTCTCAACTCAACAGAGCGTTGGAGAGTGCCAATCGCAATCCCATGCTCTCGGATCTCCGAGAGTCTGGAAGCATAGAGCAGGATGCAGATTGTGTGCTTCTCATGCATCGTGAGAAAGAGGTAGATCCTACAACTGATGATATCATTTGCAATGTTGCAAAGAACAGAAATGGTGAAGTGCGCGCAACCAAGCTAACCTTTACCAAACCAACAGGTCGTTTCTCGACCCGTGTGGATGCAAGATTACATGATAAGAAACCATTTTAGGCTTAGAGTAGACTACATAATGTTACAAATGATACCAAATGAAGCCCAAGAAGGCATCTAAAAAGCGTTTTGATTGATTATGAGGGTGTTTACTCATGTGACACAACCAAAACGCTTTTTTAAAGGGGTATAGGGTAAAGATTAAGTTTCTCCTACAACTAACTTTATATTTTCAAGATTACTTTTGATTTCATCCATGTAATGATCAAAAAAGTTTGGATCTAATTCTTCAAGTTTTGCTTTTTGCTCTTCAGTAAGCAATCCAGCTTTGTAAAGTAATGTCTGCAAGCAGCACCAATTGTATAAATCTTGTTCTTCACTCATGCTGGTACTCCATCCTTCCATGCAACGAAAGTGCCAAACATAGATTCGTCATCAATCAGACTTCCGTTTTCTTCAAATAATCTTACACCAAGTTTCTCGTTATCCCATTCAAATTTTTGATGGATATATTGCGTGATCGCATAACTTGCAATCATTTGAGTCATGCCATGTTTGTCATGCCCATTAAAAGTACCTTCAATGGTATCTTCAGATGTTTCTGTTATATCAAATTCTAGTTCTAGTTTCATGCTATTTCTCCCATTTCTATAAACTCTCTGCATCCATTAATTAAATCTTGCCAATCTTCACAATCCGGATCTTCACCATCTCTTTCTCTTTCCTGCATCCGAATTTCGTATTCATTTAATAAATCGCAAAGTAATTCAACTTTTCTATCATCTTCAATGTATTCGTAATTCATGCTCATGCTGTTTCTCCTTCCACCTTGGCCAGGATTGCTTGCAAGTTATCTCTTTCGAGATCCGCGCCACTATGGCCTTCCATGATTAAAGTACTAAGCAATTTCTCAAAGAGTTTGCATTGCTCTAATAACTCAGGCGCTGCTGCAATTAGTCGTGCGTCTTCGTTACTTGCTCCCATGAATTGTGCAATGACTAGATTTGTATCTTTCTCTTGCAAGTTAAGGTAATCTCTTTCTTGCAACAATTCCCACGGCCCAGGTGTGTGTGTTTCTTGTTTCTCGCTCATAATTATATCCTTGTTTGTAATGTGTTTGTGAAGTCAGGCGCTTTGCTTGTATCAATTTCAGCAACTCTAAAACGATCAAACCCGTTTCTCTTTGCCCAGGCTCTCGCTTTCTCAAAATTGCGCTTGTCGTTTGTAATGATTTCTTGCATCCAAGCCGGATCTCCTTTTTTGATGCCCCAAAGTATTGATTCTTTCATAATTATATCCTTGTTTGTAATTCTAATTTAAGTTGTTTCTCCTTACGCGCTGCATGCATGCATGCCCTCGTTTCACGAGGCCTTGCCACATGCTTTGCACGCTCCCTATCCTCTCTTTGTTTCATGCCTTTCTCGCCTATCTCAAGCAAGCGATCCAAGGCGATTGGAAAGAGTTGTTTTGCGTGTTTCATGCGTTGTTAGAGTAGTTAATATTTTGCAAGTTTGCTGGATACTCTTCCTCGTGTATCTCGCTTAGTCTATCTTCCGCTTCTTTATAAACTTTCTTTGCGTCAAGATAGTCAGCAAGAGAATATTTATACTTTCCCTCGCTTGTGTTTTCCGCATCCCATATTAAAGACCAGACATTGTCTTGCTTTGTACGTAACAATAATTTTTCTGTTGATAAGTTCATGCTAGTTTCTCCTTTGCCAAATGCGTTTGATTAACATGCCGGCACAATCACTCATGTAATAATCGTGATCAATTTCGCCACCGCGTTCATCACTATATGTATTTGGTGCGCTTTCTAGTTTCTCCATTAACTCGCTAAAGGTGATTTGCTCACCTTTGTAATTCCAATCTTTCTTATTAGCTCCTTGGTTAATATCATAGAGATTCGAGTCTGCAAATTCTGCTTCCAAGGATTGCTTGGTATGTATTTCTACAACACCTGCGACCCTGAAATCACAAAGGTAGTGATTCTTGGAATGATCAATTATGTTAACATGTGGTTTCTCACTTGTTGTTCCTTCATTGATTTCTGCATAATCAATCATTTGTTTATATGCTTCTGAGTTTTTCTCTAGGATCATGTTTTGCGTTTCTGATTCCGGAAATGTGATTGTAAGTTCTACTAATTCTTTCATGCTAGTTTCTCCTTTACACTTTCCACGTGCTCCCATGCTTCTTTCTCGCTATCAAATGCGCCGTATTCATGCATGATAGGGAAATCACATGGAGTACCATTTTCCTTCATGCCCATTGCATAAAAACCTTTTGGCATGCATCCATCCATGCCATCATCAAATATTACTTGCCAAGCGTGTGGTATGTGATCGCCACGTTCAAACGCTTCTTTTGCAAGATTTGTCTGCCATTGTTGCATTGATAGTATCATGCTAGTTTCTCCTTTTTGCTTTAAGTGTTTGAATTGCGATCCAAGCGCCAAGGATGGCGTATGGTGCTAAAATAATTATTGATATATCGTATTGCATGGTATTGAAATTTAGCTGTTTGTATTACTTACAAAATAGAAAACGCGTTTGTATATTGTTGCCAAACGGCAGAATCGATTTTTAACGCGATAAACTCGCCATTTATCATCCTTGCAACGCATAATGTACCGCGTGAATGATTATATTTATTTTTTATTTTCATAATAGTTTAATTAGAGTTGTAAACTTTTGCTATGTTTACACTTGCAATTTCTAAAGTGATTTGAGCGTGATCTTCATCTGTAAGATCATTATTCCAACATTCATTTAAATGATCACTTTCTCGAAGAATTTCTTCCCCTACAATATAAGCAAACATATTTGCAACTTTTTCAAAATCACTTAAATCTGTCGTGCATTCTCCAAAGTTGTCTTGTTCATACTCTTTTATCTTTTGAATAATATCAAATGCACTTGAACCAAGAAATTCTTTAGCTTTGTAAGTGCCTATAATAAAATAATCTTCATTGCATAAATGATGATGCAAGTCAGATGCGTTTGTATCTTTACCGTATCCTTCTTCAAGACGTGTGGTAACGTAATCATGGACTGAGTCATATTGATTTTTCATATGTAGTAATTTTTGAGTTAATAATGACAAGCAATCTTGCTTGCATGGAATACAACAAAACACATCAACTGCATCATGTCAACTTATTTTGTCACTCATTGTAATACAACTAACAAATGCTTGAATCCTTGTATGCATGCAGCATGCAGCGTGCCCTCGTAAAACGAGGCCATGCACCATGCAAAAAAGTTTCATACAATCTTGCAAACTTGTTGCCATGCGATCCATGCAAACAAGCAACAAGAAATTATGTTGCACGAATAGCATGTGACGTCATTACGTCAGTATGTCAGTACGTCAGAATAAAGCATGTGGGAAGCATGTGGAAAAGCATTCCGACTCCGAGCAAGAAAAAGAAAGTACACGCAATATGTATCTACACTAAGTGCATAAATACTCTGGCAACATAATTGTGTCCTTGTGATGCTTGTCCAATTGCTTGCAAATCTTGCAATCTTGCCGGACCAATCCACGCAATCCCACTATCCATGCATACCTCGCACTTTCTAACAAGAACTGCAACCCTACCTGACGCTATAAATAGACGCACGCAACGCACGCACCCGGGGGGGCGGGGGCGCGCCTGCGCGCCTGCGTTCTTTCTATATTATTATCACCCCCCGCATAACTTTTTTTGCAATAATGCCCCCAGAATGGGGCGTTGTTTGCACATGATTATCATGGGGTGGTACGCTATCATACACCCACGCAAGTCATCCTTCCATGCCCCCTTACCCCCCACACAGCATGGCCTCGTTTCCGAGGGTATTTGTTTGTAGTCTGAAAGAAGAGGTGCTTGGCTTTTATGTGGTTACCAAGCAGGCGATGTCATTAACCAGGGAAAATATACAAACCCCCGCCACAATACCTGAGCAAGAAAAAGATTACATATCTAATGGTTTATAGATTTTATATCCTGCATGGATAATAACTTCTTTGCATAGATCCTTAAATTCTTCATCTGTCATCATCCCTTTTGCCTGGTTTGCTTCCGGGCAGAGTATTTGGAGATTGGATAGTGAGTTATCCCCACCCCGTGAGTGTGGCATGATATGATCATATTCATAGGTATGTGGCTCATTGAACTTGAGTGGTCTACCTGTAAGTGCACATGGGAAATGATCACCATATTTTTTATATACATCTTTATAATTGAATGACATTTTTCTTTGAAAGGTATGTGCCTTGGTTGTTATTGCTTTTGATATTTGTCTATGTGTAGGATTGAGATACCAAATGGGAGTGGGAGTTTTTCGAGTTCTTGGATTCTTAAAGGTATAGATTTTGTTTTGTATTTTTTTATGGTGTGGTGGTTGGTTATCGTTTTTTTGTTTTGCGAGTAGTCTGGTTTTTTTGCGTAGTGCGTAGGACACCGTTGATTTCGAGCATTTCAGTACCTTAATGATTTGCGAGTAGGAATATCCTTTTCTACGTAGAGCAATGATTTGCTTATTCAGCTTGGTTGTCATCTGGTGTGATATCGGTGACCTTATCTTCTGATGCTTTGGTAGGTTGTTTTTTCACTTGTTTGGTTGCCCCCTTGAGGATTGAACGTACCTGGTCAGGGGACATATCGGATGCACCGAGAGTCACATTTGCGGATGCTGTGATATTTGATGGTCTGCCGGAGACTGTGAGGAATTTATCCATGAGTACTGCGACTGCGTAGGCAAGGTTTTGTGGTGGTATCTCATCCAGCTTGCTATGCAGGGTGTTTAGGGAGTCTGCCACCATGTTTGAGAGCTTGGAGTTTACCTGGTTTAGGAACTCCTGTTCTGTCATGTCTAAACGATAGCGCAGGAAGTTGCTGATTGACTTACGAAGTTCAGGATCTTGTTTCATTAGGATCTCTGCTTCTTTTTTTCCGTTTGATTGTTTAGCTGCAATCTTGGCAGCTGAATTGATTATATTATTTTTTGTCATATCTGTACAAAATCCACGGACATCCTTTGGTAATCCTGCTCTTCGTTGGTATCTCTTGGGCATGGTATATTTTACTTTTTTTCAGAAAATACTTGCATTGTCAAGTATAAGACTACATAAGGTGACAAATGGATACGGAACGTGGGAAAGGGATACTGAAGGAAGCGTGTATGAATTACACGGAGTTCAGTAAGCTGGTTGGTGTAAAACCGATTACTGTGAGATTGGCATTTAGTCAGAAGCGGTTGAGCAAGAAGATGGTTGCTTTACTCTTGGATATGGAGAGCAGGCAGAAGGAGGATGATGCGAAGGAGGAAAGGCGTGCGATTAAGGAAGGGATGATTAAGCAATCAATGGATCGAGTACTTAGTGCCAAGGTTTATCTGCTACCCAAGAATCCATACTTACGATTTATAGAATTTCCAGATGGCACACATGGCAAGTTCCGTGCAAAGCCGGGCAGGTTTGCTTTGGGTAGTGTGGTTAAGGTCAAGCGTGAGAGTGGAGATATGTACACCTTGGAAGGCAAGTATGATGGAAGGGACAGATTGATATGATAGATGATGATGATGAAGTTGAGTATGATGTAATAGGAGACATGCCGAGCGAAGAGGAGGAAGAGAGTGAGGATGAGCTTCAACGCATTGAATGGGAACGTATCAAGAGAAGGTAATGTGGATAATACCCAAAACATTATCAGCTTTTGTACCGGATACGGAGGGCTTGAACTTGGAATTAGAAGAGCAGGCGTGGATGTGCGAACAATCGTTAATGTGGAGATCGAAGCATTCTGCTGCGCCAACTTGGTTGCGAAGACTGAAGAAGGGAGGATGGATAACGCACCTATCTGGACGGATCTTAAAACCTTCCCTGCACGAGAGTTTCGTGGAAAAGTACACGGACTCATTGGAGGATATCCATGCCAACCATTCAGTTCAGCAGGCAAGCGACAAGGAGAGAAAGACCCAAGACACTTATGGCCATACATCCTCAAGCACATCAGGGCAATTGGAGATGTTCAGTGGTGCTTCTTTGAGAATGTTGCAGGACACACCACGATGGGGTTATGGCGAGTCCTGTCCGATTTGGAAGAAGAAGGTTACAGATGCGCGTGGGGCATATTCTCAGCGGAAGAAGTTGGCGCGCCACACCAAAGGAAACGAGTGTTCATCTTGGCCCACCGCAAGGACATCCGACTCGATAGGTCACTCGCAATCAAAAATCAAGAGAGTACAGAATGGAACGATGCCAGCAGGCAAGGCACAACTCAGGGAGTGGGTGCAACCATCTTGGGCAACACCGCAAGCAAGCGACCACATCGAGGGAGCGAGAACTGCGAAGGAGAGCAAACAGAAGTGCTTGGGGAGAGACTTGAATCAGATGGAGAACTGGCCAACCCCACGAGCAGGCAACCCAGGCAGTCGCAAGCCCGGAACGGGGGGCAAGATACTAGCGGAGGAAGCGAAGATACACAATGGCCTGCAAGACCCGGAGAAGAGCAATACGAGTGGGAAGAACCAAGGGTCACCGAAATTGAATCCTTTGTTCGTGGAGCAACTAATGGGACTCAGCACAGGGTGGACAGACTTAGGCTCTTGGGGAATGGAGTTGTCCCACAAACAGCAGAACTAGCATGGACTACTTTATGGAAGGAATTGATGTCCCCCTCACCGCAAGAGAAGTGAATGATGGTTGGCACAGATTTTGGAACAAGAACCAATTGGCAATAAACGAGGATGGCAATGTGTATCGCACCACACGTCCACGCAAAATGCCAAGCAAAGGAAAGTTTAATTTTAAAAATGAGCGAAGCAAAAAAACAGTGTTACCATGAATTTAAGAATATGATTCATCGCTGGTCAGAGGAATCTGACTTGGATGATAAAGAAATCGTGGAGTGTATGGTGGAAGCAGCACAGGAGTACTATGATGAAGAAGTCATTGAGTTTGAATGTGACATGGATCTGGAGGAGGACGATGAATGAATGTATACAAGCCCACAGGTGAGAAGGTAGAGAGTTGGCCTCAATGGGTACAGCGCTTAAACAATGAGAATATTGTATTGAGGCGCAGAGTTGCGGAGTTGGAGAAGCAAGTCATGGAAGAGCAGACACGCAATGCCAAGTGAAAGTGCCACCGGGATACAATCCGATCTTTTGGAGACGTTACGGGCGAGCGATATCCAAATCAGTTGCAGAATTACCGAGGTGCGACTTGAGAAAGCTAGGGCCACCACCCTTACAATTAAGCCCAGAAGCGTTGGAGAGGATACGGAAGGCTGGACAATATGTGAAAAGGAAATCCCGTGCAACTCGCTCGAAGAAGCGATGATCGTAGGGATAGAGATTCTTAATCGTGGGTAAAATAACCTATGCTGACGAGATAGACGCACGCTTTGGCGTGCCTTGGACAGATGATTTTAAGTATGTAAAGGGCGAGTTGCAATGTGCATTATCAGATGAGGAGATAGACAAGCTAACTGTACAAGATCCTGTACGTGCAGAAACACTTACACGCTTGCTCCTCGATCAACCAACAAGCGAGAAGGAAGATCCAATCGAATGGGGATGGACATTACCTGGTTGGCGTAGAGTCATGGAGAATTGGGACTCCACAAAAATCCATGTTTGCCTCGGAGGCAATCGTTCGAGCAAAACCACCTTCGCTTCTCGCTTGCTTGTACACTTGGCACAGAACATACCCGAAGCAGAGATACGTTCTTTGCATGTCAGTGAGGAGCGTAGTATATCAGATTCCCAGCGTTATATATGGGACTGCCTTCCGGCAAGGTACAAGAGAAGCAAGAAGAAGAGTGAGAATCATTCCTTGCAATATACACAGAAGAATGGATTCAATGCTGGTAAAGCAATCCTGCCACCCACCCATCCAGATGCAGAGCGTGGGAGTACGATATACTTTAATAATTACAGGCAGTACATGGCAGACCCACAAATCTTTGAGGGATGGGCAGCCCATTGTATACATGCCGATGAGGAAATTCCTGAGAACATTTTTAATACGCTATTGGCAAGACTTACAGATAATCATGGTCGCTTGATTCTGACCTTTACGACCCTGCAAGGATACACGCCATTAGTTAATAGTTTATTGAAAGGAGCTACGACAGTCAGGTCAAAGTACTCTGCGTTAATGGACAAGGAACTACCCTTGGAACAAGTGTCTGCTAATTGGCCTGACTGTCGCATATATTATTTCTGGTCACAGGACTCACCCTTTGTGGATTCCAATGAACTTGTACGTACCTACAGCAAGCAACCACAAGAGGTAAAGCTTGCCAGATTATTTGGTATTCCGAGTAAAAGCTTTGAAGGAAAATTCGCAAAATTCCAGCGTGAGACAAATGTAATAGAACATAGCAAGATACCATTTATTCTAGACCCATCTGCAAATGTAACACGTTACTTTATCTGCGATCCGGGTGGTAGTAAACCTTGGGTTGGATTATGGGCAGGTGTAATGAAGGATGGCAGGATATATGTCTATCGTGAGTTCCCAGACAGCACGATGGGAGCATGGGCAATTCCACATATTAATGGTGCTGGTAAGGCAGTGGGTAAACCTGGCCCTGGGCAACGTCCTTTAGGATGGGGGTACACAGATTACAAGGATTACTTCGAGGCACAGGAAGATGGAGAAGAGATATTTGAGCGGATAGTTGACCCACGAATGGGAGCAGCCACAGTGCGTACAAAGGAAGGGGAGAGTAATATAATTAACACGATGAGTAACATGGGATTTGTATTCCGTGCTGCACCAGGTGTGTCCATAGACTCTGGTATTGCCAAGATCAATGATGCATTGAGTTGGGATGATACAGAACCCATGACAGACAAGAATTGTCCCAAGCTTTACTTCTCTGATCATTGCGAAAATACCATATCCTCCATGCTTGAATATGCAGGTGAATCCAAGAGTGATTACTTCTCTGATCAGATTGATTGCCTGCGTTACTTATTCGTAAGTGGTGCGGATTACATTACTAACCGAGACATGCAAGTGACAGGTGGTGGAAGTTATTAATTGACTACATAAGGTTGCTAATGTAGTTTTATGCTACACTACTATGCTTTCAGCAAGCGACCCAGAATTACTATACGTCAGCAAAGAGCCTGACATTGCTTTTC